ATTCAGGTTTTGGTCAATTAAATTCGGGAACACAAGGATGGGATATTATTTCTTCAACTGGTGATATTAGAACAAGAAACTCATCAACATCTACAATATTAAAAGGAAACTTTTTTGGAGTAGGTATTGCTAATCCTGCTGCAAGGTTAGATGTTCAAGCACAAGGAGCATTATCAACTGATACAGCATTTAGAGTAAGGAATAGTGCCGATACAGCTAATATATTAAGTTCTAACGGCAAGGGTCATGTTTGGTCTAACGGACCTGGATTTGTTTCATCTAATACTGCATATGGGGAAAATGCACTAACAGCTAATACTTCAGGATTACAAAACACAGCATTTGGTGTTAATGCTTTAATAACTAATACAACTGGACAAGAAAATACAGCTGTCGGATGGGGTGCATTACAATTAACGACAGGAACTGGTAATACGGCCATAGGTAGAGCAGCTGGACAAATTAATTCAACAGGTACTTATAATACTTTTATAGGCTACGCAGCAGGTGGAGGTTCAACTTCTCAAGGTAGTGTCTATGTAGGATATGGAGCTGGAGGATCTAATAATTCTCAATATGGAGTATTTATAGGATACACTGCGGGAACTACAGCAGGGAATGGATCAATTGCTATAGGATATAATGCTGGACCTGGTACGGGTACACATAATCTATCGATAGGACAAAGTGCAGGTGTAGGAATGACTACAGGTGCTCTTAATATGCATTTAGGTTATAGAAGCGTAGCAAGTGGAGTAACAACAGGTAATTATAATACTTTAGTAGGTTCTGATATAGTTGTAGGAAATGTTAGCAATAATGCTGTATTAGCAGATATGCAAGGAAATATTGCTATAAGAAAAAATGCAACCCATTTAGTTGGTATTGGCTACGGAGGTACAGATACATTTGGTGCAAAATTAGATGTTAAAGCACAAGGAGCATTATCAACTGATATAGCATTTAGAGTAAGGAATTCAGCGGATAGTGCAAATATATTAAGAATAAATGGTGACTCATCAATGGGATTTGGCACAGATACAACAAGTCCATCTGCTGGTATGATTTTTGACAAAATATCTGGTGGAAGTAGATTAAGATTTATTGATAATTGGGCGGGTACTGCAATAACATTAGATGGATATACTGGTATTATAACCGCAGGAGATAAAATTAGATTAGGTAATTCGGATTTTGGTTTAATTACAAATTCTGGTGGTGATAAGTCAATAAAAGCAGTAGATACTTTTGGTGCAGAATATTTTAATTTAAGAGCATATTTAGGGTCAAATGTTGCTGATTATAAATTTAAAACTGACTCAAATAATAATACAATATTTTTTACTACTTCAAGATTTAACGGCAGCAATCCATTTGTTTTAACTGACCAAGCAAATGTTGGAATTGGGGGTTCAACATTTGGAACTTCAGCAAAATATGTAATTGCACAATATACAGGAACAGCACCAACAACAAGTCCAGCAGATGCATTTCAACAATACTCAGCAGACAGAAACGGTATAGCAGGTAAAGCATCCCCACATTTCAGAACCGAAGATGGCACTGTAGTATGGCTTGGAGACGAATCACGTCTATTCAATGTAACAGCATCAAATATTACTGCATCTAATATTGTAGCAAGCTCTTTAACCATACCATCTGGATCTATAACCATCACTACTGGGTCCATTACAATGCCAAACAGGCCTGCATTTAGAGTAACAGGAGCAGGTGGTGCAAAAGTAGCAGTAACTACACTATCTGGTAGTTATTTAAACGTAGACTACCAACAAGGTAGTGGTTGGGATAATGCAACTGGTACCTTTACAGCCCCTATAGCTGGGTTATATCAAGTAAATGTTGTAGTTAGAACAAACTCAAATAGTTTAGGTACAATATCTCAACTTATAGTGTATAAAAATAATACTGGAGGGGCATCTGGGACAGCACAGATAATGATTGAGTTTGCTGCAAACACTACTATGAACCATGCAGGTGGTAGTACGATTTCAAGACTAGCAGTAGGGGATACACTTAAAATGGTAGTTACTGTTGGTGAGATTTCATTTGATGTAAACGATAACTTTTCAGTTGCTTATATTGGATAAAAACAAATATATTTATAATAAAAAATTATGGCACTTGTTATTACACCCACACAAGACAAAAAAATACATGTACAAGGTACATCAATTGAATTACCCCAAGTCTATAACCGTATAGAATTTGGATGTCGTCCAAATGGTACTACTATGGAACTTGCATTTTATACTTATGCAGATCGCACTGCATATGAAACCGGAAATTATTTACCTACAGATCTACCAACATCAAATTTAACACTAGATATAGATCCTGTTACACAAACTCAAGGTTTACAAGCAGCACATGAACTTGCTAAAACATATTACGAAGATTTAGGATATCAAGTTACAATAGATTTAGTATAATATTTATAACAAAATATTCAAATGGCAAATATCCCTATCTGGCCCGGTTCAAGTAGCTTCTTTCCTGGCGACACACCTTTTGGCTTCTATGACAATGAATATCAATTTCAACAAGATGCTGATAAATTTGCAAAATTTGCTGCTCAACGTTTGGGGTATCCATTAGTAGAAATTGAATTACAAGATATAAATTTTTATACTGCTTTAGAAGATGCCATAACAACTTATGGAAATGAAGTATATGCTTACCAAGTAGCAGACAATTTATTAACTTTTCAAGGAAACCCCTTAACAATTGCAGCCCCAAACAATAAACTTGTTCAAGAAACATTATCTAATATTGTATTACTTTCAAATCAATACGGAACAGAAGCAGGTGTAGGAGGAAAAGTAACCTATTACTCAGGTTCAATTGAACTTACTCCAAACCAACAAAATTACGATATGAGTGCTTGGGCAATTTCACAAAGTATCTCAGGTGGTATTGAAATCAGACGCATCCATTACGAATCACCTCCAGCAATTACAAGATATTTTGACCCATATGCTGGAACTGGTACTGGTATGATGCAAATGCTGGATAGTTTTGGGTGGGGTTCATATTCACCTGCTATTAACTTTATGTTAATGCCAATAAATTACGATTTACAAAAAATACAAGCAATTGAATTAAATGATCAAATCAGAAAATCACAGTATACTTTTGAACTTGTTAATAATCAATTAAAATTATTTCCAATCCCACGTAACAAATATAAACTTTGGTTTCAGTATGTTAAATTAGATGAAACTAGACAGCCATATGCTGATATAAGTGGTAGTGTAATAACAAATGTTGCTGATGTGCCATATGAAAATCCAACTTATACTAATATAAATTCAATTGGTCGTTCTTGGATATTTGAATATGCTTTAGCAATTTCAAAAGAAATGCTAGGATATATTAGGGGAAAATATTCCACTATCCCAATCCCAGGATCTGAAGTAACTTTAAATCAATCTGATTTAATTGCTGCTGCAACCAATGAAAGATCAGCATTAATTGAACGTTTAAGAGCATATTTAGATACAACTTCACGTAAAGCTTTACTTGAAAAGAAAGCACTTGAAGCAGAAAGTCAACAAAAGACAATTAACTATGTACCAATGACAATTTTTATAGGATAAAATGGCACTATTTGGCTCAGCACGTGATGTTTCATTATTTAGACACCTTAATAGAGAGTTGTTATGGGATGTTATTACACAACAATGTGTATTTTACCAACTTAAAACAGCAGAAACAAAAGTAAACATCTATGGTGAAGCAGCTGGTGCAAGATTATACGCTGAACCTGTTCTATTAAACGTGTTAATTGAAAGAGGAGACGCCTCTCAACCAGTTAGCGATTTTGGTGTATCTTATGACAGACCAATGACATTTAGATTTTTACGTGATGATTTAGTAGATGCAAGTGTATTACCTGAATCTGGAGACATTATAATGTGGTATGAATCATATTGGGAAATTAATAACGTAAACAATAACCAGCTTATAGTTGGAAAAGACCCACTTTACCCATATAATACAAACCCATTAAACCCAGGTTTGGAAAATTTTGGTGCAGATTGGTCTATTATTTGTACAGCAAATTATGTTCCTGCAGATAAAGTTCAAATAACAAGAGAAAGATTGTAATATGCCTAGAACTAGAAAACCCAATCCAAAATCTCAAAAACAGATTTCGAATGAGCAGATAGAACCATATGTGTTTCCTGAAACCGGGGAATCTTATGGTAACCCAAACATTCCATCTAATTTTGACCAATTTACAGCAAACGAACAAAACGGGGTTGGATTTAACCGTTCTGAACAACTTTCATTTAAAGGAGATACAACCAAACCCTTCTCACTTGGATTTGAAGATATAGACGAGGCTATCCACTATTATTTTACCCAAGTAATTAAACCCTCAGTTATACAAAATAGTGTAAGATTAGCTGTACCTGTAATTTATGGTTCACCTGAGCGATGGAAATCAACTCAAAAAGACGGATATTACAAAGATAAGAATGGTGCAATTATGGCTCCACTTATTATGTTTAAACGTGATAGTATAGACAAGAATCGTTCTTTGGGAAATAAAATGGATGCAAATACTCCAAATTTATACACATCTTGGAAAAAAATATACAACACAAAAAATGCATATTCAAACTTTGACGTATTAAATAACCGCATACCAGTAGAACAATTTATAGTTAATGTTATCCCAGATTACGTTACATTATCATATTCTTGTGCTATACAAACATATTATGTATCTCAATTAAATAAAATAGTTGAAGCAATAAATTACGCTTCAGACACATATTGGGGAGAAAAAGATCGTTTTAAGTTTTATGCTACAATTAGTTCATTTGATACTCCAATTGAAATTGCAGATAATACAACTAGAGTAGCAAAAGCAACATTTACATTAACTATTAAAGGGTATGTTGTACCTGACAATATTCAAAAACAACTAGTAGCTATTAAAAAATATAACAGTAAAGCTCAAGTTATAATTGGAATAGAAACAACTAACAATTTAAATAACCAATAATTTATAAAAATGGCAAAAGCAAAATTACAATCAGCAGTTTCATTTGTAAGAAAACCACGTAAAAAACGTCCGGGAGTTCATTCAAAATCAAAAACAAGTAAAAATAAAACTAGTAAAAACTATACTAAACCTTATATAGCACAAGGTAAATAAAACTTGATAGTATAGAATACTTGTATTATATTAACACAATAAAATCCAATAAATTATGTCAATAGTTACAGAAAAACAGTTTTTAACCGAAGAAGAGTTACAAACATTAAAAAATATCCAACAACAAACCCAAGCTGTAGTGCTAGAGTTAGGTGAAATTGAAATGATCAAAATTCAAATTGAAAATCGTTACAATAACGCAAAACAATTCTTATCTGATCTTTCTCAACAAGAACAAAATTTCACCCAATCTATATTTGAAAAATATGGAAAATCTAATGTAAACCCAGAAACTGGTGAAATTACCAAAGTAGGTTAATCTAGAATAGATTACACCATATTTATAATAAAATAATTTATATCAAATGGCAGAAACAATTGTCTCACCTGGTGTACTAGCAATAGAAAACGATCAATCATTTATTACAGAAGGCCCTATACAAGCAGGTGCTGCTATCATTGGTCCAACAGTTAAAGGTAAAGTAGGAATCCCTGTATTATGTACAACATACAGTGATTATTTAAATAAATTTGGTTCTACATTTTTAAGTGGAAGCCAAACCTACTCCTATTTAACATCAATTTCAGCTTACAACTATTTTAATAATGGTGGTAATACATTACTTGTAACTCGAGTAGTAAGTGGAACATTTTCCCCTGCATCATCTTCAGTTATCCCATCATCCGTAGCAGCTACATCAGCCTCAGCTACGCTTAATTTAACTAGTGCTGCAACTACAGCATTTTCTGCCTCTATTAATGGAGTAAATATTTTACTTTCAGGGTCATCTGCTCTAAATGTATTCAATAATGCTACTGCTTCAATTAATAGTAATACTACTATAAATTCAACAGCTTCATATTCTGCTCCTAACTTGGTTTTAACTGCATTAAACTCAAATGGACTTATTGGAAATTCATATTACTATACCTCTGGAAGTACTACAGTATATTATAGTGGAGGAACTAATTCCGAAGTATTTGTCCTAGAAACTTTATCTGAGGGCGAGATGATGAATAGCTCAGGTTCTTTATATGCAGATGGAACTTTACAAAATGGAACA